AGGGTGTTGGTGCAATTAATGCAGTTAGCAATAATTATTACAGAGCATTCAAGATTGCAAATCTGATGTAATATCTACACAGTCTCTTAAGCAATTAATAATAATAATAAAAGAGACTTCCTAAAAGACCCACTTCGGTGGGTCTTTTTTTTTACATAAATACATCTATGACAGATATCATAGTCATGGCGGACTTGCTGAATATACGAGCAAGAAAAATCAAAGAATTGGAATTCTATAATCACCAATTGAAAGAACTTCAATTAAAAATGATTTGTATTCAACAAGAAATAAATTTAACAAATAAAATTATTGATATGATACAAGCTGAGAAAATTATTGACATTGATCCAAAAATTAGAAAAACTCTCTGAACATGACAGCACTTACCAGAAATCCAACAAATCCAAACTTTTTACATCCTAATAAGTTTACACTTAACTTTTCTAGGTTGCCTAATACGCAGTTTTTTTGCCAATCGGTAAGTGTGCCTGGTATTTCGTTGTCAGAAATTCCACAAAATACACCATTTGTTGATTTATATCTTCCAGGTGAAAAAGCAATTTATGATTTATTGAACGTTACTTTCTATATTGATGAAGAACTTCAGGCATGGAAAGAAATACATGATTGGATTCGTGGAATGACCTTTCCCACCGATTTTGCAGAATATCGTAATTTGAGTGAATTAAACAAGTATGCGGGCGTAGTTGAAACTCCACAGCCACAATACTCTGATGCCTCCATTACACTTCTATCGTCTTCAAATACGCCTTATTATAGGTTTAAATTCGTCAATGTTTTTCCCACAACAATAACAACGTTTATTATGACAACTACAGATAGCCCAGAAAACGCAATGACGGCAGATGCAACATTCAGATATAGTTATTATAACATTGAAAAATTATTTTAAAAACGCTTGACAATCACCGTTAATTAGTGTAATCTCCAATGAAGGAGATTTTTTTATTATGAGCAAGTTAGACGAATTGCTGGAAGAATGGCGTAAGGATGCCGAAATAGATCGAACCGAACCCGGCAAAGCACTTCTTGATATTCCCAAATTACATAGTAAGTATTTGAACATACTTAGTCGCCATCGTTTACTTTCCAAAGAAGCCGAATTCAAGTATAATAAAATGAGAAAACTCAAATGGGAATATTATACAGGCAAAATATCTGATGACGATTTGCAGAAATACGGATGGGCACCTTTTCCCTTTGTTTTAAAAGCTGATGTCTCCACATACATGGACGGCGATGATGATTTGAACAAATATTCAGCGCAAAAATTTTTGCACGATGAGATAATTGAGGTCTGCACAGCCATATTAAAAGAATTAAATTCAAGAACCTATCAGTTGAGGTCTTGGATTGATTGGGAAAAATTCATACAGGGAATTTAAGTGCCTGATATTATTCTTCATAAACAAAACGAATCCTTTATTAAAGTTGAATGTGATAAAGGTATAGGGCAAGAATTAAACACTTTTTTTTCGTTTAGAGTTCCTGGATATCAATTTGTTCCTGCCTATAAAAACAAATTGTGGGATGGCTACATAAAGCTTTTTTCACTAAAAGATTTTACCATTTATCACGGACTCGCTTATTACATTCAAAAATTTTGTAACGAAAGAGAATACACATTAGAGATTGATTCAAATATAACGGCAACAGAAAATTACTCGCTCAATGAAGCAAAAGAATTCATTGAGTCATTAAACGTGCCATATGAGGTCAGAGACTATCAATTGAAGTCTTTTGTCCATGCAATACGCAATAAGCGTATTTTACTTTTATCGCCTACGGCATCAGGTAAATCATTAGTATTATATTTAATTCTCCGTTGGTTGCAGAAATCCAATTATAAGCGCGGATTATTGATTGTTCCAACCACAGCATTGGTTGAACAAATGTATACTGATTTTAAATCGTATGGCTACGAATCAGATAAATACTGTCATAGACAATATTTTGGTAAAGAAAAACACACGGATATGTTTTTAACTATTACCACATGGCAATCAGTATTCAAAAATAGTAAAGAATTTTTTGAACAATTTGATTTTGTTCTTGGTGACGAAGCGCACCAGTTTAAAGCAAAATCACTTACAAAGATATTATCAGGTTGTTCAGAGGCAAAATATAGAATAGGAACAACGGGAACTTTAGATAATACACAAACACATCAACTTGTTTTGGAGGGTTTATTTGGACCCGTTTATAAAGCAACGACAACTTCGGAGTTAATTGAAAGAGGTCAACTTGCAGATTTTAACATCAAATGTCTTATTTTAAAGTATCCCGAAACAATTTGCAAAACGGCAAAAGAATGGGACTACAACACAGAAATTGATTATATCGTGCAAAATAAATCACGAAATGATTTTATTCGAAATCTATCATTGTCATTGGATGGCAACTCTCTTATTTTATTTCAATTTGTAGAGAAGCACGGTAAAGACTTATACACAAACATTAAAGAGCGCGCTAAAAATAGACAGGTATTCTTTGTGTTTGGTGGTACAGATGTTGAAATACGAGAATCGGTTCGTGCAATTACTGAAAAAGAAAAGGACGCTATTATTGTGGCATCTTATGGTACTTTTTCTCATGGAGTTAACATTCGCAATTTACACAATATTATTTTTGCAAGTCCTTCTAAGTCAAGAATTCGTAATTTGCAATCCATTGGCCGTGGGCTTCGCATAGGTAATAATAAAAATGGAGCAACACTTTTTGACATTGTAGATGATTTTCGCATAAGTAAATTTGCCAATTATACACTCAAACATTTTATTGAAAGAGTTAAAATTTATGATGAAGAAAAATTCAATTATAAATTTTACAACATAGAGTTAAGAAATGAACATAACGCCTAACAATGCAATAAGAATTATTCGCCTGCAAAATGGTGAAGATATTATGGCAAACATTGTACAGGATGAAGATAATGATACTGTTATGTTGGACAACCCGATGCATATTATTTTTAAAAGAATGCCTACAGGTCAAATTGTATTGATGATGTTACCTTGGTTGCCAATTGAAATCATTAAAGAAAATAATGCAATAATTGACACAGCTGATATTCTTACCATTATTGAACCGAAAGATGATTTAGTTCGTCATTATGATAATGTGGTAACAGAGGCACATGGAAAAATGATAGAAAATAAAGATAGAATGAGAATGAATACAATGGAAAATTCTAATGATAAAGAAGAATTTGATCCAGAAGATATCTTTAGGGCATTAGAAGAAAGAAAAAACAGAAGCTTGCATTAATGAATCTTTTCGTGTATAATGATGTCAATATGAAATTGGCATGTGAATTTATTGTGAAACATCTGATCAAGAGAGTCCACAAATTACTAGATCTAGTTAAAGTAGATTTACTTTCAAACGGAACACTGCTACAATAACATCTGTCAAGCGAAAAAAGAGGCAAATATGAATGAGAAAAAATCTAACCATTATGTAAATAATACCGACTTTTTAAAGGCGCTTATTGATTATCGTGTAAAATGTGACCGTGCTAAAAAGAAGGGCAAGCAGGACCCACAAATTCCAAATTATATTGGAGAATGTTTTCATAAAATTGCAGACCATTTGTCACGCAAGCCCAATTTTATTTCTTATTCTTTCCGTGATGAAATGATTGCCGATGGCATTGAAAATTGTCTAATGTATTTTCGTAATTTTGATCCAGAAAAATCAAAAAATCCATTTGCCTATTTTACGCAAATTATTTACTATGCTTTTTTACGCCGTATTATGAAAGAGAAAAAACAACTCTATGTCAAATACAAAGCAACAGAACAATTTGGTTTGCTGGATGAATTGGAATCGGTGAAAGATTATGACAATACCATGAATACAAAATTGTATGAAAACATTTCGGAGTTCATTCACAATTTTGAAGAAAACAAACGCAAGAAAAAAGAAGGTAAAATAAAAGGTCTAGAAAAATTCATGGAAGAAGAATTGCCTTGAAACTATTGATCATTATGATTGTTTGTAGTATTCTATTGGGATGTGCGCCAGCTTTAAGAACAGCGGAAAAACATTGCCAAGAAAAGATTCCTTGTCACGGCCC